TCAGTCGCTGCCTCTTCACCCGAAGAGGAAGCACCCGACGAAGAAGAAGAAACACCAACCCCAACCCAACCATCCGAGGAGGATGAAATGTCAGAAGCAATCGAAGCAGCAGTACCCACTGCTCCCATCCAGTACGCATCACCGAAGCGCGAGTTCAAGCTTCCCACTATTGCGGAATACATGATCAAGTTCGCTGCAGGCGGATCTGAGTTCGCTGAGTTCAACCAGCGCATCGTTGCAGCTGCACCGAATGTCACCTCAACCGACACACCCGGCATCTTGCCAGTGCCGATCATCTCGCCGATCTATAACTCGTTTGTACCCAATTATCGCCCATTGATCACCGCTATGGGCGTTCGCCAGATGCCAGCATCGGGCAAGGTGTTCATCCGTCCGAAGGTCACCACGCACACGACCATCGGCGCATCTAACGGCGAACTCGTCGCACTCGATCAAGGCACTTTTGTCGTGGACGACATCCAGATCACGAAGGCCCTCTACGGCGGATATGTAAACCTGTCCGAAGAATCAATGGACTTCACCTCGCCCGAGGTTCTCGGTGCATTGATTGACGACATGGCACGCATCTACGCTAACGCTACCGATGTCGCAGCTTGTGCAACATTTGAAGCAGGAGTCACCCAGACCGAAGCATTGACCTCAGGATCAACACCTGCCGACTGGGTAGCGTTTATCTACAACTCAGCAGAGCAGATCTTGACCAACTCGAACGGCAACCTGCCCAATGTGCTCGTGATGTCACCTGCGTACTACGCGTCACTCGGAGCACTTGTGGACGATGCTGGTCGTCCGTTGTTCCCGAATGTCGGCCCACAGAACGCAGTCGGCACCGGCGCATCGGCCTCAACCTTTAACGGCAACGCTTTCGGCTTGTCGCTCGTGGTTGACCGCAACTTGGTCGCTGCAGGCGGAAAGAACCTTTATGTCGGTGACAGCACTGGCTTCGAGTGTTGGGAACAGCAGCGCGGAGCCGTCAGTGTTGAACTTGCAGACGGTGCGCTCGGTCGAGTCATAAAGTTCAGAGGGTACTTTTCCTCCGTAATGATTGACGCGACGAAGTTCGTCAAGCGAGCCTGAACCGACTAGACGAGTAGAGGGAACGAACGATGGCAACATTTACAGTCACGCATCAGATGGTGCTTGACAATGTTGCCGTCGTTCAGACTCTTGAATCAACCGACATCGCTGTCGGTCAGACGATCACACTGTCAGGATGTGCAGCACAGCTCAACGGCGCTCACATCGTCTTTGCTGTGCCGACCTACCTGTTCCTCGGAACAGATGAAGAAGGCGACTACCTTTTCGATCCGGATGTCATCATTCCGAACCAGTTGCTCTTCCAAGATGTCGGCGACGACCTCCCTCGAGAAGCAGTTGATCCGGTCGGCTCGCTCGTCTGGACTCAAACCTGCACATGGATCACAGTCAGCGATCTCACCGAGTTTCTCGGCATTAGCGGAGCGACCGCTAACGACACAGCTTTCATGACCTCATCAGTTAACGCCTCGAATGCTTGGAGTTTCAAGCGCAGAGTTCAGGCCGGCTATCACGACAGTCTCACGACCGTCCCTGATGCTGCAGTCAAAGCTGGAGTCGTGCTGATGGCTGCATCGTTGTACAGAGAGCGCGGAAGTTTGGACTCCTTTAACAGTTTCCAAGACATGAACATCAGCGCACCTGTCGCTTCAATGGGGCGGATAAACCAGCTTCTCGGCATCAAGAGATCGCAAGTGGCATGAGATGGCAGGCATCTTCACAGAAACGATTGATGCTGTCTCAGCGACGATCACAGCTCTCGGCCTTGTGCCGGTCACTGACCCTCGCAACGCTCGACCGCTTACTGTATTCATTGAGCTTCCTACTTTCAGTTCGTTCAATAACCAAACAGCGGACATCACGATTGATCTCCGAGTCCTGGGCGCGCCACCCGGCAACCAAGACACTACGAACTACATACTCGGAGTCGTTGATCAACTAATGGACTCCTCCCTTGCAGTTGTCTCAGGCAGACCTACGATCGCCTCGATCGGATCAGCCGAGTTACCTGCATATGACCTCACAATAAGAATCGGCACAAGCCGCGTATAAAGGACAAAACAATGACCGCAACAGTCACCTACCTAGCCAACCCCACCGTCACCGTCACAAGCCCCTCGGCGATGACACTCACCGATCACTGCTCAGCAGCGACCTTGACACTCACCGCTGAAGCACTTGAGAACACAGCTTTCGGTCAGACCTCACGCACCTTCACCGCTGGCCTCTTCAGCAATGAGCTTACGCTCACACTGTTCCAGAGCTACGGCGCGACCGAAGTTGAAACCATGCTGAACTCAATGTTCGGCGTGATCTCCACGATCGTCATCAGCCCTGCCGGCGCAACCGAATCAGCCTCGAATCCTGAGTACACGCTGACTGGTTGTTACTTGGCGACCGTGACTCCGATCTCGGCAGCAGTTGGCGAGCTCTCAGTTGTTGAGGCTGTGTTCATGGGCGGAACATTCGCTCGCGACATCACCTGATCAAGTAACTAATCCGAACCCCGACTAGGAGAACCCATGAAACTCACACTCAGTGTCAAGCTCGCCGATGGCGAGACCTACCAAGTCATCACAAACCTGTTCGTGATCATCTCGTGGGAGCGTAAGTTCAAGCGACGAGCATCAGATCTTGCGAACGGGATCGGGATGGAAGATCTAGCCTTCATGGCCTACGAGGCCAGTAAACAGCAAGGTCATCCAGTCCCGATCTCATTCGATGAGTTCGTCAAGAAACTAGAAGATCTAGAAGTCGTGGAGACTGCGACCGCAGTCCCTACACAGGAGGCTTCCGGCGACAACTAGCAGCTCTGCTAGTTGAAACTGGGTTCTGGCCTCCGCACATAACATTCGAGACAGACGATCTGGCGACTTGCGTCCAGATCATCAATGAACAAAGACGGAAGACCTAATGGCTGCATCAGTAGGAGTTGACTACGCAGGACTCAAAGATGCGCTTCGTGAGATCCAGAAGGTTGATCCTGCTCTTCGTCGGCAGATCACCAAGGACATTAAAGCAGCTATGGATCCTCTTGTCTCTGCGATTAAGGACTCAATTCCATCGTCGCCACCGTTGACAGGACAGAAGCACAACGGACGCACAGCATGGAAGAACGAGTCAAAGAATGTCGTCGTCAAAGTGGACACGCGCAAGGCTCGCAAACGCAATGTCAGCGCAGGAGCACAGTACGAGTCCATCGGAACAGTGAAGATCACCGCTAAAGGTGCAGCTCTCTCTATGACCGACATGGCAGGACGAGGCCCAAACCAAACACGCAACAAGAACCCTCTGCGCGCTCGACCCAATTTCGCTAACGATCTGACCAGCAAACTCCGCAGCCCTTCACGCTTCATGTGGGCGCGCTCTGACGACTATCTGGACGAGATCACTCGGCGAGTCGACATGATCGTTCAAGAAGTAATGGGCCAAACCAACAAGAGGATCGTGAAGCGCTAATGGCTATCAACCTCCCCATCATCTCAGAGTGGAACCCTGCCGGCATTGACAAAGCGATCGCCGACTTTAAGCGTCTAGAAACTAAAGGCGAGAAGGCTTCGTTTGCGATAAAGAAGGCTGCAGTCCCTGCAGGGCTCGCTGTCGCAGCTCTCGGCGCTGTCGCTTTTGATGCTGTCAAAGCGTTCGCCGAAGATGACGCTGCAGCCCAAAAACTTGGTACGACTCTCAAGAATGTCACCGGAGCATCAGACGCTCAAGTCTCATCAGTTGAAAACTTCATCTCAAAGACTTCAGTCGCTGCAGCTGTTGCGGATGACGAACTACGCCCAGCCCTTGACTCACTCATTCGAGGAACTGGAGATGTCACCAAGGCTCAAGACCTTCTCGGTCTCGCTCTTGATGTCTCTGCCGGTACTGGGAAGGATCTCGGCGCTGTTTCCGATGCACTCTCAAAAGCATTTAACGGCAACCTCGGCCCATTGAAGAAACTAGATCCAGCACTCGCCGATCTGGTCAAGAGTGGCGCATCAGCCGATGAAGTCTTTGCAGCAATGAGCGAGACTTTTTCTGGTCAAGCGGACACTGCAGCGAACACGACTCAGGGCAAGATGAAGAACCTTGGGATCCAGATGGGCGAACTGAAGGAGTCCATCGGTCAAGCGGTCGTCCCTCTTGCGAATAAACTTCTTCCGAAGCTCTTGGAGTTTGCAGCATGGGCCTCAAAGAATAAGACACTCATCGTCACCATTGGTGCAGTAATCGGCGGACTCGCTGTCGCTGTCGTAGCAGTGAACGCTGCAATGACAGCATGGACAGCAGTAACGAAAGCATTTTCAGCAGTTCAAGCAGCCTTTAATGCTGTTATGGCAATGAACCCCATTTTCCTTATCGTGGTCGCTATCGCTGCAATTATTGCGATCCTTGTGATCCTGCAAAAAGAGTTTGGGCTCTTTGATGGTGTCATCAAGTTTGTCGGCGACTCATTCGCCAAAGTTTGGGACGCAATCAAAGCAGTCTTCGAATGGGTGACCGACAACTGGAAACTACTTTTAGTAGTCCTGACTGGCCCGTTTGGTTTGGCGATCGCTTTCTTTGTCACTTTTAAAGATCAGATCATCGGGTTCATGAAGAATGTGATCTCGTGGATCGGCGACAACTGGAAACTCTTGCTCGCGATTATTACTGGCCCATTCGGTTTAGCGATCTACGCGATCGTCACCTTCAAAGATCAGATCATGGAAGCGTTCAGCCTGATCTACAAAGGGATCAAAGCGACAATGGGCTTCGTCGCAGATGTCATCACAGCACCATTCAAAGCAGCCTTCCGAATGGTCGCCTGGCTATGGAACAACACCGTCGGCAAACTGTCGTTCACGATCCCGAGCTGGGTTCCAAAAATTGGTGGCTCTGGCTTTAATGTTCCAGACATTCCCGAACTCGCTCAAGGTGGCATCGTCACAGGGCCGACTCTTGCCATGATCGGCGAAGGTCGTGAACCCGAAGCGGTCATCCCGTTGTCAAAGTTGGGCAGTATGGGATTCGGTGGTGGCGGTGGCCCGACGATCAACATCACAGTCACCTCAGCAGATCCGAACGCTGTCGTCGCAGCTCTGCAACGCTATGTCCGAATGAGTGGCCCAGTGCCAGTGACCACAAGGCCACTATGAGCAATCAGAACCTCTGGAAGGTCACAGTGGACGGATACAGCCTTAACGGCTTCGTCTATTCGCTGTCATTCTTTAACGGGAAGAAAAGATGGCTTGAGAACTATTCCCCTCAAACGCTGTCGCTCACTATTGACAACTCGACAGGTCTTGCGTCCGCTTTCTTGCCCGGATCAGAGATCAAAGTGTTCAGGGATGGAGTAGGAACAAACAACAACGCTCGAAGCTTCTTCTACACTGAAAGCGTTTCATATGATGACGGCTTCCAGTACGCCTCAGGTGGAGCGACAGCAACGATCACAGCGATAGATCTGTTCGGAGTGTTGTCGCGTGAGCAACTCGTAAACGAAGACCTCGGAGACCTAAACACGCTAGAGCAACTGTCGCCATACACAGGACTCATCAGTTTCACAAACGACGGGAACAGTGCTGCCTACCCCACCGAGAATTACACCGGCACGATCGGCGCTCGACTCGCTCAAAATATGCAGACCGAACACGGCCTCATGATCAACTACGGCGACACGATCAAACTATTGGCAAGGTCACAGGTCGGCGAGAATGTTTCAACATTGTCATTCGGTGGCATTGCGTCCGCCACCGTCCTACCCATGAACGCAGTGTTTAGGTCTGCGCTTGGCGATTCGTTCAACACTGTCGTCACAGTGGACGCTCCCGTCGGCTCCTCTACGGCAACAAACGCTGTAGGAGTTTCTCTTTGGGGAACATGGGCAACAACTACCACACAAGTAGACGGATCGTTCACACAAGTCCAAGGATGCGCCGAATATTTGGCAGCTCTTATGGGCAATGCGTTAATTGAAAATATGGTTTATTTTGAGATCCATGTGTGGGACTACGCAGTCAACCCTTCGACTCTCACATTGTTCCAGCAGTACAACGACTTTATCAGTCAGAACATAGATGTCGTCTACCGCTTACCCGGCAACCCCTCAGACACAACCTATGAGTGCGTCATCGAGGGACTCCAGATCAACTCAGATCCCGAAAAGACCGAGTATGTGTTCTACCTCACCCCAGCCGATCTCTATCGTTCATTCATCCTTGACGACGCTATTTTCGGTACTCTTGACAACAACAGACTCAGCTACGGCCTAGCAGGGTTCTAAGGAGACAACATGGCTATCCCTACCCTCCCAACATTCTCCGCCGGCGAAATCCTGACTTCGAGTGTGATGAACGATGTCTCGACACTTGGCAACTATCAAGGGCTTTTCCACATCAAGACTCAGACGATC